GGTTATTCCTGCTAGTCACAAGTTTTCTAGCGACAGGAACTATAAGTGTGGTTTATATCTGAGGTTTTTCATGGCAACAATTAAAGAAGTAGCAGAACACCTAGACCTCTCATCTGTTAGGGTTCATGACCTATTTAATGAGAATATCTTGACTAAATCAGGGAAATCAGGTGGCCAAGACCTAGATGACTGCAGAACTAAGTACATAAGGTATCTCAGATCATTGTCTAAGGGTAAAAAACAGAATCAAGGCGATTTGAATGAAGAAAGAACCAGGCTTACTAAGTTGCAAGCTGACAGAGCAGAATTAGAGCTACAAGAAAAAGAAGCATCCTTGATAGATGTGGATAAAGTCACCCAAGAATGGAATGACTATGTTTCTAATGTCAGATCTAAGTTACTAGCCATACCTGCCAAACTAGGACACAGAGTGCAAGCAGCAGAAACCTATACAGAAGCAGAACAAATATTGAAAGAAGCAGTCTATGAGTGCTTGGAAGAATTATCAGAAGATGCAGAATCTGAAGCAAGTATATAAAACCCTAGCCGACACTTGGAAACCACCACCAGATCTTTCTATAGATTCTTGGAGTGATAACTTTAGAAAACTTTCATCTGAATCATCTGCAGAGCCTGGACAATGGAGAACCGACAGAGTGCCATTTCAAAGAGAGATCATGAATGTCATCAATGATCCATCCATTGAAGAAGTCACTTTTATGAAGTCAGCTCAAGTTGGTGCAACAGAACTTATTCTCAATACCATTGCTTATTACATAGACCAAGAGCCTGCACCTATCTTAGTTTTGCAACCAACCTTATCAATGGCACAGACTTTCTCTAAAGACAGACTTGCACCCATGTTAAGAGACACAACCAAACTCAAAGACAAGGTTAAAGATCCTAGAACCAGAGATGCAGAGAACACCACACTACACAAAAAGTTTCCTGGTGGTCATATCACCATAGTAGGTGCAAACTCAGCATCAGGTTTAGCTTCAAGACCGATAAGAATATTGTTATGTGATGAGGTGGATAGATATCCATTCTCAGCAGGTACAGAAGGAGATCCGATAAATTTGGCTAGAAAAAGAACCACCACCTATTACAACAGAAAGGTCATTATGGTTTCTACCCCAACCATCAAGGGCATGTCCAGAATAGAAAAAGCCTATGAGCAATCAGATCAGAGGGTTTATCATGTGCCTTGTCCAGAGTGCAATCAAAAACAACAACTCTTATGGAAGAATGTGGTTTGGGAAGAAGGCAAACCAGAAACAGCATCGTTGGTCTGTGAGCATTGTGGCTCAGTAATAGATGAAAGCAAAAAGCAATGGATGTTGATGAATGGGGAATGGCAGAAAACCAAAGAAAGCAACAAAGCAGGTTTCCATATATCAGAGCTTTACTCACCTTTTAGAACCATCAAAGAAATAGTCTTGGATTTTTTAGAAGCTAAGAAGTCACCAGAAATGTTGCAAACATTCATCAATACTACACTGGGTGAAACTTTTGAAGATCAGGGTGAATCTATTCAGGCAGATCACTTGCTAGAAAGATGTGAAAATTACAATCATGAAGCCATCCCTAGTGATATCTTATTCTTGACAGCAGGTGTAGATACTCAGAAAGATAGACTGGAAGTACAGGTCTTAGGCATTGGTGAAGATTTTGAAACTTGGGTAGTGGAATACAGAATAATTTGGGGCAATCCATCAACTAAAGAAACTTGGATGGAGTTAGACACATATTTGAAATCTACATTTAATACTCAAGATGGCAGAAGGCTACCTATCGCTTGTACTTGTATTGATAGTGGTGGTTTGCACACCGATATGGTTTATGAGTTTACTAGACAAAGACAAGCCAGAAGAATCTTTGCTATCAAAGGTATGTCAGCACCAGGCAAACCAATTGCAGGCAAACCTAGCTTTGTCGGTAGAAGAAGAGCTGTGTTATATCCGGTAGGATCTGATACTGGTAAAGAATGGATTCATGCCAGAATAAATCATGAAGATAGGGTTTTGATACACTTTCCTAACACACTGGATGAAGAATACTTTAAACAGCTCTCTGCAGAAAAGAAAATAACCAAAATGTATAGGGGAAAAGAGACTGTGGTATGGAAACAGACCAGAAAAAGAAATGAAGCCCTAGATACGATGATATACGGAGTGGCAGCAGCTTACATACTACAACCCAATTTTGAAGCACTAAAAACAGCACCAAAACCAACAAATATAGAAAAAAATGTAAAAAATCAAGAGCCATCTGTTATTATTAGGAGAAGATTACAAAGGAAAACCCCAAGAAACTTTGCAACTTCTTGGAAGGACTAGCCTTATAATCTAGAATATAGACATTATATGGCAAACTTATTTGACAGAGCAAATTATCCGACACAAGAACCAGATACTTTGGTTATTGGTGATAGGTGGATGTGGAGAAGACCAGACCTAGCATCTATATATGACCCAAGTGAATATGCACTTACTTATGAATTTCACAGAGATAGTGGTGGTGGCGGTGCAAACCAATTCACGATTACTGCAACTGAAACCAGTGACGATTATATTGTTGAAGTGGCTTCAGCAACGACAGCAGCATATACAGCAAACGCATATCTGTATTATGTATTCATAACAAGAACTTCAGACAGTCAGAGAATTGCTGTTGACAATGGTAGAGCAGAATTAGTGGAAGATTTCTCTGATTCTAATGCCGATGTTAGAAGCCATGCCAAAACAGTGCTAGATGCTATTGAAGCTGTTATTGAAAATAGAGCATCGCAAGATCAAATGAGCTACAGCATAGCTGGTCGTTCATTAGCAAGAATGTCTATTGATGACTTGCTTAAATTCAGAGACAGATATTATTCTGAATACCAAGAAGAAATAAAAAAGAGTAGAATCAAAAACAAACAAGATTCAGGCAACTTAGTCAAAGTAAGGTTTTAAACATGGCAATCTGGGACAATTTATTTAAACAACGAAAAAAAACAGCACGAAAAATACGCAATTATAAAGCAACACAATCTGGCAATCTATTTGCTGATTGGATAAGTGGCTCATCCAATGCTGACAGTAATATCAGATTTAATCTCAGAAAGATAAGAGATAGATGTCGTGAACAAGCAAGAAATAATGATTACGCAAAAAGATATTTACAATTACTAGTTACGAATGTTGTTGGGCAAAATGGCATTAGGCTACAATCAAAAGCACGCAACGTTGATAATAGTTTAGATATCATTGGCAACAATGTGCTAGAAAAAGAATGGGCTAAGTGGAGCAAAAGGGGTAATTGCACTATAGATGGCAAATTGTCATTCTTAGATGCCCAAAAATTATTTATTGAAACACTGGCTAGAGATGGTGAGGTCTTGGTTAGACATATCACCTCAAACAATCCGAATGACCCTTATCGCATCCAGTTTTTAGATGCTGATTATTTAGACGAAGAAGAAAACAAGATTCTAAACAATGGTCAAGAAATTATTATGGGTGTCAAGTTAGACAAATACAAAAAACCAGTTAGCTACTACTTATTTAAAGAACATCCACATAACAAACAATTTGGCAGACACGACAGAACACACATCGAAGTACCAGCCGAAGATATTATTCATGCTTATCAACTAGATAGACCAGAACAGACTAGAGGTTTACCATTTATGACGACAGCCTTAAATAGATTGAAGATGCTGGATGGTTATGAAGAAGCAGAATTAGTTGCAGCACGTGTGGGTGCATCTAAAATGGGCTTCATAACAAGCCCACATGGCGATGGGTTTGTCGGTGAAGATACTGAGGATGACTACACACCAATTATGAACGCTGAAGCTGGCACTTTTGAACAATTACCAGAAGGTATGAGTGTGCAAACATTTGACCCACAACACCCAACATCAGGATTCGATGCTTTTCACAAATCAATTATGCGTGGTATTGCATCAGGTTTAGGGGTTTCTTATGTGTCATTAGCTAACAACCTAGAAGGTGTGAATTATTCATCAATTAGGCAAGGCACACTAGAAGAACGAGATAATTATAGGATTCTGCAAAGATTTATGATTGACCATTTTATTGAGCCAGTCTTTCAAAAGTGGCTACTACAAACTATGTCGTTCAAAAATGGCTTTTTATTGCCACCAGATAAATACGATAAATTTGCTGATAATGTTGAATTTAATCCTAGAAGTTGGGGTTGGATTGACCCAGTTAAGGAAGTCAAAGCCAATGTCGATGGTCTTAATGCAGGTGTTGTGACCATGCAAGACATCCAAGCTAATTATGGTCGTGATGTGGAAGAATTATTTGAGCAACACCAGCGAGAAGAAGAATTAGCCAAACAATACGATATCAAAACTGCATATCAGCCATTTGGCGCACAAAAAATGCCAATCGATGCTGAAATACAAAGCGATGGGGATGAGGATGAGCAAGGGCAGCAAACAGAGACCTAAAGATATTAAACAAGAACAATTCGACAAGAATTGGGACAAAATATTTGGTAAAAAGAAGAAAAATGGCAAGCTATAAACCAACAGCAGGTATGAAAACCGAAGCTCAGAAGGGCTTAGATTGGCGAAGAGAGCATGGCAGAGGTGGTACAGCAGTAGGTATCGCTAGGGCTAGAGACATCGTGAGTGGTAAAAATCTATCAGAATCTACTGTGAAAAGAATGTATAGCTTCTTCTCACGACATGAGGTTGACAAACAGGGCGAAGGATTTACCCCAGATGAAGATGGTTTTCCGTCTAATGGTCGTATTGCATGGGCATTATGGGGTGGCGATGCAGGTTTTAGGTGGTCAAAAACGATTGTAGATAGACTTAAGAAAGAAGATGATGGTAGAATGGCAGAAGATATGGACAATAAAGTAGAAAGACATATTAAAGATGTGCGTGAAACAGAAGATTCATACATAGTTGAATTCGGTAAATCTATGCCAGAAGAAAACGATGAAGCAAGACCTTTCGACCACGAAGATGAAGAAGAAAGAGCTGCTCCCGATGCTTTAAAAGTCGGTGACTTCGTTTCGTGGAATACAGCAGGTGGTCGTGCTAGAGGTAAGATTGAAAGTATAGAAAGAGATGGCACTATTAATATCCCTGATAGTGATTTTACAGTAACAGGTTCAGAAGATGACCCTGCTGCATTAATACGTGTGTATCGTGGTGGTGAGGAAAGCGATACATTGGTCGGTCACAAATTTTCAACACTTACAAAAATAAATCCCATCAGAGAAAACGATGACGAAGAAAGAAGTCTCGATAAAGAAGAGATTGACCAAATAGCAGAAGAAGAATATGTCGCACAAGCAAATGAAGATGTGTTGAGATTCTACGCTGAAGAAAACCTACAAAGGGCTTTCCAGTTCGATAGAAACAAAATAGACGAAGAAAACAGAACAATTATGATTGGTGTCTCAAGCGAAGAACCTGTCGAAAGAAGATTCGGCATGGAAGTATTGGGACACAATGAAGATGAAATCGATATGGCTTTCATGTCACAAGGCAGAAGCCCATTACTACTCGACCACGATGCGACTAAGCAAATCGGTGTAGTCGAAGAGTTTGGTATCGATGCAGAAAACAAAAGAACAGTAGCTAAAGTACGCTTCTCTAAAAACCAAATGGCTGATGAAGTCTACAGAGACGTGCTTGATGGCATACGACAAAACATATCTGTTGGCTACCAAGTCAATAGTATGGCAAAAGAGGAAGAAGAGAGAGATGGTGTTCCCGTCTATAGAGTTAATTCTTGGTCACCTCTGGAAGTAAGTGCTGTATCCATTCCAGCAGACCAAAGTAGGCTAGTCGGCTTTGCTAGGTCTAAGGAGAAAAAGGCACAAATTAAGATTAACCCAAATTCTAAACAGGACAGAAAAATGGAAAATAAAGTCGAAGAGACAAAAACTCCAGAAGTGAACGTTGAGGATATGAAGAGAGACTTCGCTAAAGAAGCAAAAGCTATTATTGATTTAGGTGTACAACACAATAAAAGAGATTTAGCTAATGAAGCTATAGCAAACGGAGCTTCTCTTGCACAATTCAGAGGAACACTTTTAGAGACAATCGCTAACGATAAGCCACTTGATTTACCATCAAATGTGGATATGAATAAAAATGAGCAAAGAAGCTACAGCTTACTTAAAGCTGTTTCTGAAGCTGCTCAAGGCAAACTATCAGGACTAGAAAAAGAAGTTTCTGATGAAATCGCAGCAAGAACTGGTAAAGCAGCTAGAGGTTTCTATATGCCAACTAATATAAATTTCAGAACCAATCAGGTTGTTGGAACAAATAATGTTGGTGGATTCCTTAAGCCTACAGACCATCTTGGCGATGAGTTCATCGAAGCTCTTAAGGCAAACTTAGTCGTAGCTCAAGCAGGTGCAAGAACCTTACAGGGCTTACAAGGTGACGTGCAGATACCAAAAATGTCAGCAGAAACATCAAACGTATCATTCGTTGGTGAAGATGCAGCTCCGTCAGAAGGTAATGCAACTTTTGCACAAGTCACAATGTCACCTAAGACATTGGCTTGCCAACTTGATATTTCAAGAAAACTTATGCTTCAATCAGACCCTTCAATCGAAGCTGTACTCAGAAATGATGTTATCGCTTCTTTTGCAAGAAAGATTGACGAAGTAGCACTAGAAGGTGGTGGTTCAAACGAACCTTCAGGTATTATTGCTTCAGCAACAGGTAATGTTGTTGCTATTGGTACAAATGGTGGTGCAATTTCTTATGCAAATTGTGTTGATATGGTCGAAGCTGTTGAGGTTGATAATGCAATCCTTAACGATGCTTCTACAAAGTTTGTCGGTAACCCTAAAGTTACAGCTAACTTAAGAACTATATCAAAGCAATCATCAGGTGTTGAAGGTAACTTCATTCTTGGCGAAGATAACAGAA